ACTCGGGATTTTTTGATTTATAATACTCTCCAAAAATAATGTCTCTCCCACTATATACACATTTATTGTTCTTATTTTTTAAGTTGCTATTCTTTAAAATCTTAATTGTTATACGTTAAATATAATATCCACTACAATCAGGATGATTACTTTCTAAAACAGCTTTCATTGCATCCTCAATATTATCAAAATAACCTAATGAAACAGCATCCGAGCCTGTTTCCTCATCGTATGGAGTGGGATAGCCTGCTTCGATTTTCCCTTTATTTTCACCGACTATCACTTCTTGAACCCATCCATAGATTCTTGTTTCCCATTTATCAAACATCATGCTTTTACCCATTATATACTCTACTTTTATCAAGTTATAGTCATTAGGATAATTGACGTTCTGTTCCCAATAAGATTCTGAATTATCAACTGTTATTTTATTCATTTCTGATTTGTTTTGAATACAATTTTATTTTCGCTCACTCATTTTGAATATGATTGAATGCGGTGGTAGGAAATTATCATGCCATTCCTGATAAAAAGCGCAGCTCTTATCATCTCCCTTGGAATAGGCAGCAATAATACGTTGCTGCTCCTTTTTAAGTTCTTCTTCTGTCTCGCAATCAAAAACAATAGGTCTAATGTCTGGAGCAGTATTTTTACCCCATTTAATAGTATATGTTCCTTCAAATGTTTTCATATTTAGTTCCTTTCTTGATTTGTTATTAGTTAATCTTCATATTCATCATCTAAATCAAACCAATCATCATCACAATTACAATCACACTTTAAATAGGCTCCACATTTATCGCAGTAAAGTATTAATGCAAAGAACCATCCTATCGCCCAATACCAAAAACCTATTTCTATTGCAAACCTTTTCCAATTAGCTGCATATTCACCTCGACTAATTCTGATATACGGAAAAAAGTGAATAACATTTGGAATCCACCCTGCTTTAAATTGTATTTTCTTCATATCTTTATTTGTTAATCTTCTTCGTCGTAATCTGTATCAAAAATACGCGCAACCATGTCGACAATATTTTCCTCAATATCTTCCGTAGATCCTGTTACAGCATTGGCTATGTTTTTCTTCTCCTGAATGATCCGATAAACTTTTTCATCTATTGTCCGCCGGCCTAGGAAATAGTAACAGGTAACAGAGTCTTTTTGTCCGATGCGGTGTGCTCGGTCCTCACATTGACAACAGTCAGCGTATGTCCAAGGAAACTCAACAAAGGCAACATTACTAGATGCAGTAAGCGTTAAACCAACTCCGGCCGCCTTTATTGAACAAATGATAATATCCGCTTTAGGATTGTTCTGAAAGGCGTCAACCGCTCTTTGTTTCTCATCCTGTGAATCTCTACCGGTAACCGATACAGCGGTGGGAAAGTAACGTTTCAACTGGTCTACAACTTCATGAAGTGAACAAAAGAGAATAATCTTCTTCCCATTCTCCCTGAAGTCTTTCACAAATTCAATAACATCACGTACTTTGCCACGAGCAGAAATTTGCCGGAGAATATTGATACGTACCATCACTTCGCCACGTAGAGCCTTTTCTATCTTATCATCGTCAGCATCCTTGTATTTCTGTAGATACATAATAAGGTCGCGTTCTGCATCCATATACTCTTTGCGATTTGTAATTTCGCAAGTATTAACCTGACGTATCTTATCCGGAAGGTCTGTAAGAACAAGAGACTTTTCACGACGAAACATACAATACTGCCAAAGATTGAAATTCAGTTCTTTCAAATTAGAAGCCTCTCTTTGTCCGGAGCAGTATCGGTTAACAAATGGTTTATAGCCACCAAAATCCTCCATACGGTTTAGAATCGCCAGCTGTGGAATCAAATCTTTAGGCCGATTTACTACCGGTGTTCCAGTAAGCTCTATCACCCATTCTTTGCCGGTGCATATCCCTTTACAGAATTTAGCCTGCTGGGTAGATGCAGATTTGCAACGGTGACTTTCATCAATGATAACTGACTTGAATAAATTGATTGAGTTTCTAAATTCTACATCTCTCAACGTCCAGCCTTCGGCTTTCTTTATGCGTTGTACGAAGTATTTCTTTAATGATTCATAGTTAACAATAAACACCTGATGCATTCCTGTCTGGAAGAAGAAAGTCCACGTATCACGTACCTTGTCGGTTAGGATCATCGCTTTCTTATCTGTAAATTTCTCCCATTCACGCAGCCAGTTTATTTTGAGTGAAGACGGGCAAATGACAAGACAAGGAAAAGCATCAGCAAGGTTTATTGTTGCTATACTCTGCAATGTCTTACCCAGTCCCGGTTCATCGCAATTCATAAACCGTTTTAGCTCCAATCCTCGTGCAATGCCTTTAAGTTGATAAGGATAAGGCTGAATCTTTAAATTGTGCGGAACGGTTAGATCCGGTAGTTCCGGAATATCATAAGCGATATCTTCCTCCTTTTTTTCTGTACCGTTTACCCAATTTATATTCTCAAACTGCTGTATTTGATAAATCACCCTTTCAAGCTCTACCCTACTCCTTGTCGGGACAATCCAAACTTTTTTAGTGCCATCAAAACGTCTACCGGGAATCTGTCTAACCCGATCTATTATTGAAGTCTTATATTTGAATGATAATTCGAAATTATCTCCTTTTAATTCAATATTCATGATTCAGAGTATTTAGTAGGGGGAGTTATCCCCCTGTAATGATTGATTATGCGGTTGCGTCAAGAGGTACAGGAGTTTCTAATCGCTTCTTACGTCCCCTCCCTTTCGGTTTTTCTTCTTCCATTACGACAGCCTCTTCCGGTTCATCCGTTTCGAAATCAAGCCGCTCTTGTCTAACTCCCCATTTCTCTTCAAACAGATAACTTTCAACTTCCGCATCACAAGCTGCAGCATCAATACTCAATTCTTCATAGTAAGGGTAGTCTGCATCAAGGAGAGGAACGAAGATTTTCAGGTCAACAACTTTGCCGGACTGGAGAAGTTTAGCTCCCATGATGGTAATTCCAGAAACACCATCGACGCTGTCATTTGCATAGCCCGTAATGATATAGTTTTCCAGAGTCTCTGCATAGCCCGGAGAAGTAAAGCTATCTTTGTTGATATTAGATGCCTCTGGCTGCTCACACAATACAACGAGATGTAATTTAAGCCGGCTAAACGCTTCTCTTAAATCACTGTGGATGATCTGATCGCAGCTCTTGTTAATTACATTCGTGTAGTTCGCTTCCGAGAAACGCTCATTGTACACTACATTCAAGCGGTCTTTTTTAATAACCGCCTTCTTGATCTCATTTTTTACTTGTTCCATAATCTTCTTTAGTTGATAAAGTGATAATACTAAATGCTGATACAACTCCCATGACGGCAGCCGTAGTTATTTCTCTAGTCGTTGCATCTTCTCTTTGAGAAAAAGATAATGCCGTAAACAGACCGATAACGGCTAGCCCGATTGTGATTCTTTTTAAGTTTTTCATGATGATTGCTTTTTATTGTTATTATACATTCCGGACATTTTCATTTCTTCTTTTGCTTTACTTATCACAGTTACACACCACGATAGTTGATGCGTTGCCGTCCGATTGCAGCGTTCGCACCAGTCTACCAAATATCGTTCTTCCCTACATAGAGAGTTAACTAGAGCATTTATGGCCGTCGCTGTTGCTTTCGCATTCTTAGCTGTATCGACAAGCGTCTGCATGACCTCGGATTTCATCGCCTCATTGAGCCAGTATTTTGAGTCTGCAAGTAATTTGCCGGAACGGGCAACATATACAGCCAAGTCATTGCCACGTTGTACAGCTTCTGTCGCGTCTTCACTCATGGTTATATTGAGAAATGAATCTATATTGGTTAATTCATCCAATATTTGATATTTAGGTGTGATAAGTAAGTTCATATTGTTTTTATGATAAAATATAATCAGACCATCAATTGCCACCATTTGAAAGCCAGGTCTTCGTACTTTTCTTTTCCCTTGATATACGTAGGGTGGTTACGGTCGGTGATAAAATGCTTGAATATCTTGCAGTTCTTTTTCGAGATTGCATAAATGAAATCCTGTTCGCTTCCTGCAATATCCATATACCAGGCACGGGATCGGTCCCAGTCAAAGAAATCTATCGCTTCATCGAATTGTGCCTGAGACTCTGCAAAGGTCGTTTTCAGATCGCCACCAAAACCGTAAGCAGATAACCACCAATCCCATTTACAGCGAGTATCGAGGTGATAGGCAAAGTTTCCATAATGGAACTCCTGCTGCTTATTAACCATAAACCTTTGTGTGTCTGACTGTGCCAATACAACAGCAAGAAACTGGTCTTTCTCCGCTTCCTTCCGGAGAGCCTTACGCATCTCAAGTCCTAATTCAAATTCTTCTGTCGTGTACACATAATCATCTACCATCAGCTTGTCATACCGAACACGGTCATTCTCTGTGATAAGAGCGTCTACAAGAGTACCGAATTTGAATGCCTTTTCTTTATCCCCGTATTGAGCACGGGGATAAAGATAGTTTTTGAGTTCTGTAAGGTCTGAATTACTGACCTCGGGACGAGAGTAATATGAATCAGGATTTGGCATGGCTATTTGGCTTTTACATCTGCTTCATAGCGGATGAATTGTGATTCAATATGCTTTTGATCTTTGCTGTTTGCTTGTTTCTCACAATAGGTAATCATCTTCTTAAAGATTTTCTCTAGTTCTTCAACTGGCAGACTTTGGCCTTCATTTAGCCACCACATCTGAAATATCTCCAAATATCCTTGTTGGTTAACTACGACTATCTTTTCTTTTACTTTAGCGTTTGTCGGTGGAGGCGCAACAGATGCTGCAGCGCCAGCAAAAAGACTACCGATAGAACTTTGTTGCGCCTTTAGTGCAGCCTCTTGTTTTGCAGCTTCTTCCTCTCTCTTTATCTCTTCCATTCTTTTAGCAGTTGCTTCAATTTCACGCTGTTTGCGTAATTCTTCCGCTTTGGCGGCGGCTGCTCTCGTTGGTTTGCGTATTCCTCCCGTTTTGGCGGCTGCCTCTGCATTAGCAAGACGAAGCAGCTCCAACTCTGCTAGTTCTTTACGTTTAGACGGAATACGGTCGGTAAGATCTTGCTTAACGTTTAATAACTTAGCCTTATACTGTTGAGCATATTGTTCATATTTACCTTCTAAGATATTTCGGCGAATCTCCTTTTTTGTTTCTTGACTGATATAGTAAGTCGCTGAATCCGCACTAAACTTATCAAAATGAGATTTGGGATAATCGGTCTGAAAGACTGTGATTCCTATAACTTCGCGATCGAAGTTCTCATGTGTCAAATTAGAGAAGATGCCCTGCAATTCAGAAACTTTACTTGAAAGATACTGGTTGAAATAAGAAAGAAGGCTATTCTCTATTGTCTGTTGATAATTTGCTTTCTCTGTCTCAATCCTAGCTCTTTGCTCTGCTTCTTTCTTTCTCTTCTGCTCTTCTTCATATTTGAACTTAGCATACTCATTGCGCTTTGCTACAAGCTTTCCGGGAATTGTAGTAGAATCTTTAGGATCAATCTCTTTTTCCTGTGAAGTGAAGAAAGAACGCACTCTATCAAAAATCTGTGTGATAGGTTTACGACGTTCATCCATGTTTTTGATAGTTACACTAACTTTTTTCAAGTAGTCAGCTGCAGCTTGGTCTATTGCTTCATTCATACCTTCTCCTTCGATTGTATCAAGGAGAGTTTGACCAGCTTCATTGCATTTCTTGACAGAGCTAGTATTCCTTCCGATGATGTCCGGAAAGGATGAAAGGATGTTTTTTACCTCATCTATTTTGATTAATTCTGTTGCCATAATTGTTTTCTTAAATTGGTTAGTAAATACTTAGAAGCCTCCGTTTGCATCATCTTCAGACACTGTTACTTGTACAGGTTCCGGAGCATCTAATTGCTTTTCTTCTCCGAAAGGAGCATTAATGTCATCTACCGTTTGAACAGGTTCATTAATTTTTTCTTCATCTACTAACCCGTAATCAATAACAGGTTCTTCCTGTTGTGTCTCCATAGATGTATAATTGCCTGTTCGTACTTTGGGGTATGCATCGAAAGCGTGTTTAATCATTTTGTTTTCAAGGAATCCTGTATCAATATGTCCACCGTTGGAGGTATACAGAGAGTTTGCCGTTCCTTTGTTTTGCTTGGCTGAAAAAGTAGATAAACGTTTCCAATCTGATTCCATCATCCAAGAGTAATCAACTGACCCGTCATTACGTACAATACGTATAAACACGGCAACCGGCTTGTTTGACTTTCTAGGGAAAGCTCCTTCGTACTCTATAGATTTAGCACCATTTACTCCGATAATAGGGCGGAATTTGTCACCTTCAAATACTACTACTGGATTATCTACATAGCGAACTTGTCCGGCACGCTGGCGCATATATACTTCACCATAAGCTGAAACCGTGAGCCCGGCACGTTTTTCCCACATATCACCATTAGCAGTTTTCACTTTAGCACTACGAGGAATTAAATAGCACTGCGGTCTGCCTGATTGGTCAAGAGAAAGACCATTCACTGCCATATCAAGGAAACAACCAAAGAGGGACAGTTTTGTACATTCCTGTAAAGCTGGCGTTTCAGTCAATAATTTATTGAAATGAAACTTCTCGCGATTATAAATCTGTTCACCCATATCTGTACCCCAAATAGCGTTATACATACCGATGAACTTCTGTTCCACTTTCTCGTTTTCGACAATTTTCGTTGCTGGAAGTGCGTTTAGCTCCTCCACTCTAATTTGAATACTATTACTCATAATTATCTAAATATTAGTTATTTATTAATCTCCTTGGTATACTCCACGGCTATACTCTTCCATTAGGAGTATGTCTTCCGCAGTAGGTTGTTTGGTTATATCCATCTTACAAGGTGCCACCTCTGTAGAAGTTGGTTCAGAGCTACATTTCCTTTTCTGTTCTTCTCTTGCATCAAGCTGCTTACCAATGCTTTCCTGTAGAGCCTTTAGCATCTCTGATGACTTCGGTATGTAGGTCATACGGCTAGTTGCATTAGTTGTTTGATAATGTTGTCCGGTACTTTATTATGCAGGTCCATCATTGCGCTGGCTGTTTCCAGTTCTGAACGCTTCACATAATATTTCCCTCGTTCCTTATTATTTGCCGGATAAAACTTGATCCAGGCTTTTTCGCGCCATTCTGTAATCAGGCGTTTTCCGTATATATCTTCCGCTTGGGATATTGTTACTACTTCGGGGAGTAGGCCCAGCATCGTTAGCGTTTGAACAGTCCCAATTTTAATACATCGGGCTACCATCATTTCGAAGCAATTTTCCATAATCTCTTAATAGGCTGTTTCTTTGTTTAACTTTTGAATGGTGTTGAGCTGATTTACTGAAACACATCTGCATCTCTATGCTATGCTGCCTGATTAATATTGATTTTAGAGTTTACTTGTTATTGAAATAGATTGTTTTTCCTAGCATACTGAAAGAACTCTGCCAAGGAATGGACATCTATACGCCTAAAGGCATTCCGTTTATGTGTACGTACAGTTTCCAATGAAATGCAATACTTATCTGCTATTGCATTTTCTTCCATCCCTTCATAAAATGATCGCATAACGCTTAACTCACGTTCCGACAGTGTACTATTAAATTTTGGTTTACAGATTATTCCTTCATATTTGCATTCACCCTTTAACGGACATTTGACCTCCTCAAAGTGAAAGTTTCCCATCTGATCAATATCCATTGTTGAATCGAACTCACCAAAATTACATTTAAGAAAACGACGTACTATTGAAAATTCAAACCAAGGGATATTATATCGTCGGTCTGTATATTCCAATGATGCTTTCTCCAGTGCTTCTGGCCAAAATATTCCCATTCGAGTTATGATTTCGGAAATAAACTCCCGATTTGACTGTTCCAATTGACGCGTACCACATTCATCGGTAATCATAACTTCACCTTTAGGAGTGAAATAAAATTCCATTCCAGTCATAATCATTCCTCCTTTCTTTCAGGAAATAAGGTTGCGACATCTGATTGTAAGATCTCAGCCACAATCTTTTTTTCAACCATACTGTTAGGTTGGGTATATCCATACATCCAGCAACGAACTGTATGACGATTACGTTGTGTCGCTTCTACAATAGCTGTAATAACATCTTCTTTAGGAGCTGATATGATAACTGGACGACGTTCTGCCTTTGGTAAGGCTGCAAAATACTCTGCTAGGGGTAATTTTTTGAGATTTGGGACAATATTATTGTCTGAACCATTTTTTTTGCTCATATTTGTAATGTTTTAAAGATTACGTTTTAAAATGTTTAATCGAAAGACACGGAGCTCTGAATCAAGTTTCTCAGGCCGGATGCAGGGCTTCCGTTTCTTTACTAAATGAAACTGTTATGAAAAATTTTATCAAGGTGATTGATGCCTATGATATTGAAAAGGTTATCAACATTGATTTTATCCAATCTTTATATAAAGATGAAGATTACACTATTATCCGATTCAGCAAAGATGATTGTATTTACGTCAAAGACTCTTATGAAGAATTAAGTCGTAAGCTTCTTAAATTACCATCTGAAACAAAACCGTCTACACGTAAGACAGGACGAGGTTAAGAATCATCCTTTTTCTTGTACTTCTCCGGAAAGATGGCTTCTTTCTCTTCATCTGATAAGTAAGTAATATACTCTTTGATGAATAGATAGATCCTCTCGGCTGAAGCTGCTACTGCGTTAGATGAAGCGTAATAGGTTTCAGTATAGTGATCGTAAGAATCAAAGGTTTTACTAATAGTTGCTTGTTGTACACACCATTTACGTAGTTTAGTATCCTGGTGATTGTGAATTAGACGAATAATAGGTTTCCGAAATGTAATTCCTAATATTATAAGGAGGAATACAAGGATGATAGAGGTCAATAAAAGTGTTGTCATAACTTTAATGTTTTAATGATTACGCTGCAAATATAAAGCATAATACTTATTTTATCAAATAAAACACTGATTATTTTCAGCCATTTGTTTTATAAATTTATAATATCTTGATTATGACAGGTTTAGAAATAAAAGAAAAATTAAAAAGATGTGGCTTTACCCAAAGTGAAATTGCTGTGAAATTAGGTGTAAGTCCTCAGACTTTTAATGCATATCTCAAGGTTGATGATATAAAAACAGGTTTACTTGAAAACATTGCAACTGCCATAGGACAAGATATATCGTTCTTTTATCCTAATATTTGCAATAAAAACAACTCTGCTTCAGTTAATGGAAACGGCAACTCCGTCGTTTCAGGAGAACATAATAAACTTGAAGTATCTAAATGCCAAGATGAATTAGAAGCAGCAATGCGTGAAATTCAATATCTAAAGAACATTATTAATGAGAAGGACAAACGTCTTGAAGGCAAGGATAAACTTCTCGAGGAAAAGGAACGATTGATTAATGTATTAATGAATAAGTAATATATAGTTCCTTATAATATATGAAAAGGATACTATAGAATGACAAGAACGCCTCAATAAACTAAAACAAAACAACTTATAAAATATTAGTATCATGAAAAAGATTTTATTTTTAACGATGACTGCATTATTAACAAGTTGCACATCAAATCAACAGCAAACAGTAAAACTATCAAACGAAATAGATTCTTTGAAAGCAGAGTTATCTACATATAAAGAAAAATATGGAGAACTGAAGACAATAGATGAAAAAAATAACATATTTGGAATTTGGGAATTATCTCATTATGTTGACGATTTTGGAGAGAAAACACAGGAAGGGTATATACGTACCTTTTGTACAGGTACATTTAGCAACTCAGCAACCACAAATTCAGAATTAGGCGTTCAATTTATTATCGACAAATCAGGTATGAGAATACAACTATATGAATACAATCGAAATCACCCAATTAAAGGTGAAGGATTTTTTAAATTTAAAGCCAAGAGGTTTGATGGCGAAACTTTAGAATTCAAAACCTATAACGCAGAAAACGGGAGCAACTTTGTAGAAGAAGAGTATTTTGAAGCGCTAATGACTTTTTTACAAAAAGAAGGAGAAGCTAAATTTATTGCAGAATCTTCAAGTTCGAGTACGTTAAGCAATTATAAATTCTCACTGACAGATACTTCATATCTAAAAGAAGCACTATCAAAAATATAAGCTGAGTTCAGGAGTCTAGTTAGTTGATTGTGTAACTAAAAAAATAATATATGGGAAAAGAAATATTAAAAAAAGGTGATCGTGTTCAAGTTGAGCGAATATATCCTAATGCGGAACCACATAAAGGAACCTTTGAGGAAATGGATGAAAATGGTGGATACGTGATTAAACGAGATGACCTACAGGAAAAAAGGACATATAATCCTAAGCGAGTGAAGAAAGAAGATAAATAAAAACTCAAAACACAAATATTATGGCAAAACCTAGAGTCTTTTTAAGTTCAACATACTATGACCTAAAGCATGTAAGAGAGCGAATAGAACGTTTTCTAGCCAACTTTGGAATGGAACCTGTTCTATTTGAAAATGATAATGTTACTTTCGAATTCAATAAACCATTAGACCTGTCATGTTATAACGAAGTCAAGACTTGCCAAATGATGGTGCTTATTGTTGGTGGGCGGTATGGAAGTGCTGCATCAGGAGAGCAAGTCTCTCAAGACAAAAAAGAGCTTTATGAACAATATGTTTCAATAACGAGAAAGGAGCATGAGACTGCTACTATGGCCGGAATACCCTCCTTCGTGTTTATTGATAAGAATGTTTATGCAGAATATCAGACATATAAGAAGAATAAGAAGATATTTGAGGATAAAATAGTATTTAATTTTGCCCATGTTGACGACATTAATATTTTCAAATTCATAAGTATCTTAGAACCCACTACTGCAATTAAGACATTTGATCATGTTGAAGAGATTGAGAATTATATGGAGAATCAAATATCAGGTATGCTGTTTTTATATCTTCAACAGTTACAGAGAAAAAGAAAAGATGATGAAATGCTTGATGCCATTTCGTCATTAGAAAATGTGTCTCAACGAATGAATGAAATGCTATCTGCCATAGGCAGAAATATTCTTCAAGATTCAGGTGATTACACAAAAGTTATTTATAATCAGAACATAATAATCTTCAAATTCTTTAAAGATTATTTTTATGATAATATTTCTTTTGTAAAGCAAGAATCTTTAAGAAATGAAGATTGCGAGAATATTGTCAAGAAATTTACTTCTGTTTTATTTGATGATTATTATATTAGTAAATTGACCCACATAGATAAATACTCTGAACCGTATTGGGATTTAATGAATGAGCTACATGATATAATCGCAAAGAAAAATGACAATGAAAGATTGATTAATATGATTAATATGATCGAGATGCAAAATATAATTTCCAAATATTTAGATAATATTTATCCTATTATTAAAGATAACCAATCCATGAATGAAGAGTTTAATAAAATTATTTTAGACGGAAGTTTAGAAGCTATAACTGGATTACCTTTTTAATATGCCACCAATAGTTTATCTTGCAGCTTATGGCATTTCGCAGAAATATGGTGATTTATTTT